TCCACCATTCATCTAAAACGTGTTGGTAAGTCACATCTGTTGATTGTATGTTCTGTAAAGTTTCTTCTATACGTTCATCTAGTAGTTTTTGAGCTTCTTTCTTTGCCCTTGATGTACCAGAACTAAGCGTTACAGATACCCTCTTCAATTTTTCGGTGTATGGGTCTTTGTATCGCTCAAAAAATTTATACTTTCCATTCGGAAGTTCTTCCATCCACATTGATTTTACCTCACTTTTTTGATAAAATGGGTATAGTAAAGAGGGCTTTTTAATGCCTTTTACTATACAGGATATCCTCACACTCAAAGATGGCCGTCGGCGAGTGTGGGGATTTTTTTATAGTATTGTTGAAATAATATTATAAATGAATACCATCATGACTATGAATATGATAATTGAAATACAACCACAACCGAATAAACAACCTTCATCTGCTCCAAAACCAAAAGTTAATTTGTGATAAAGATTATTATATGCAGCACGTTTTGGGTCTTTAACCCAACCAATACCTTTTTGTCCGTAAAGTGGTGATGTTCCTGTTTTTATTTTTCGGTTTATAGCACCAGTTGTGCGTGCCGATATTCTCTTTTTTATATTTGGTGTTCGAGGGCCTATTTTCATATTTTATCTCTCTATAGTTTCTTCTTTTTCTAGATCCCAGTTTTTTAATAAACCTTGGTAGAAGTAGCTTGACTTACCTCCACAGTCTGGACAATATCGAGAATTTCCAGATAATATAGTTTTGCAACCATTTTTTAAATAACGCCCGATTGGTATTGCATACCCACGGACATCATAGCTATGTTCGTAGTTACCAAGGCAAATATTTCTCGTGTATATACCGCAAATATTACAGTAATTACTATCGTCTAATTCTTCATTTTCGCACTTAGGACAGACAATTGGATATCCATCCAAGTCTAAATCATATTTCGAATATTTCATACGTTCCTTTTCTTTTTCTCGATTCCTCAAATAAGCTTTAAGGCTAGTTTCTCCTTTAGGCTGCAGCGTATCACAAATATGACAATACTTAGAATCTCTTTTAATTTTACTATGACACGTTTGACAGATTCTAGTTTTTTGACTGGTTTCTATATACTTTGCAAATTTCTTTTCTACCTCATGGGCATCTTTACCAAGACCTGCTGATTGCATTGAATCTAGGTTTCCGATTACATATTTTGCCGTTGAATAAGAAACCTGGAATACCGTTTGGATAAAGTCATGATCCATAGAATGGAAAAAGTTTTTGTAGTTCCCTAATACTGGAAATGGAACTAGAAGGTGTTTAGCAAAAAAATTCGCTTCCGTCTCAAACGTTTTATATTCAGACTCAGATAGATTGTATCTTGATAAGATAGTTTTATCTGTTGTTTCGTTGTGTCTTAAAGCATAATGACCTAATTCATGAGCGATAGTAAATCGTATACGTTCTTTATTGTCGATAGTGTCATTGTAAAGCAAGATATATGTTTGTGAATCGGATTTGTACCACAAAGCACCATCTTCACTATTTAGAAGTTGACAGACTTGGTTTAAGTCCATATTATTTTCTTTAGCCAGCTTCGTGTACTTCATAAGATGAAGATTATCTAACTGAGTGATAATATTTAACAGGTCTATTGGTAGTTTTCCATTAGTGTATCGATTAAGAAAACTGTAAGCTTCGTTTTTTAACTTTCTATAATTGATATTTTTAGAAGTCGTGGTCGTCTTCGACACCTCCATTCGAAATATCTTGGAAAGTTAACTCCATAATTTGTAGCAAACGTTCTTGATCAGTAACACTTAAATTTTTAGCCTTACGTTGAATCATCTTGAATGCGGAGCTTTCTTCTTCATTTTGAGCAGAAGGGTTTGATAAATCAGTAGACATTAATTTTGATAATGAAACACCAAAAATATTTGCTATATCGTTAAGGACTCCAGCTTTTGGAGTGTACTTCCCTTTTTCCCATTCACTAATTGAAGATGAACTCTTTCTACCTAACCTCGTAGCAAGGTCTATTTGTTCGAGGCCATTTTTTTGGCGAAGAAATCTCAAATTCGATGCGAAATAATTTTTTTCTTCTTTCATCGTCTTGGTCTCCTTGTTTTTTCTTTCTTATATAATATCACTTTTTCCGAACCCTGTAAAACAAAAAGAGAAAAATTTTTCGAAAAAAATGAAATAAAAGTCTTGACATCGGAAAAACCGAAGTGTATAATGGACATATAAAATACGAAAGGAGATATGTATGACAAGTACATTGAAAATTCTACGTCGTTTCCGAAACAAAACTCAGCAAGAATTGTCTGAAGAAACTGGCATCAATACAAGATCAATCAGTAGATATGAAGCTAGTCCTGAAGGTTTAAGAAGTGCTAGTTACAAAAATCTTGCTCTTCTTGCAGATGCCTTAGATGTCAGTGTTGACACATTTTTTTTGGACAATGTTTCGGATTTTCTGAAATTACCGAATTAAGAATTCGGTTTGAGATTAGGGAAGGAAAGGAGATATGTCGAGTGAAACAAAAAAAGCACCTAACAGAAGTCAGGCGCTTACTAAAATAACTAACTGAATTATATCACAAAAAGAAAGGAAAATCTATGCCTAAGGTAGAAATTACTTACAAGCCAGTAGGAATTAACGAAAAAGCAACTCATGGCGATTATACACATCTTTGTCAGATGTGGGAAGGTCTCACAGTTGGAACTGCTAAAGTCTGGGCTACTGAGATGCGAGATCATCCAGATTTCAAACAATTCATTGATAATCCAACACATAAAATTGTATTCATCAATTACGAAGGTTTCCGATTATTTGTTAAATGGAAAAGCAGAAATCGTTATCGGTCTAAAAAAGAGTCACTAGCAGAGATGCTAGAAAATATTAAAAAAGAAAAACAATTGGGAGTTTTAACATGAAGTTATTAGACAAACTTACAAAATGGTTTTTTAACACAACAAAAATCGAAGTCAACACTGACTGGCGATTGGTTGCGTTGGATACGAACAGAGAAAACCTAGACTTAAAAGAGGAGTTAAAAGAAGTCAAACAACAACATCATGACAAGTGTGTCGAAAATGAAATCTTGTATCTGCGTATTGAAAAACTAGAAAAACTTTTGGAGGTATAGAACATGACAGAACCAACTTTAGCAAGCCAATTCCTTGGAATTGCTGCAATCATGACTTGCTTATTCATCGCATTGTTATTGGTTGCAAATAGCGAGCAGAAAGCAAGACGACAAAAAGAAGAACAAGAAAGACTAGATCAAGCAATTATTGAAGTTTATCAGCAAGGGCGAAATCAATTTAATAATATCGCTCGTGAAAATATCAGAAATTGCGACAGAAAATTCACGTTTGATACACAAAAACCAGAAGGGCTAAGACCTGAACTACTTGCCCTACCATATCCAAAGGGGTGATTGTATGAGCCTATATATCTGGAAATGTGGGTGTCGTGATTGTGGAAACACATTCGAGTATGTCGATAGTTACCCAATCATTGAATGCCCTAAATGTGGAAGTGTGGATTTGGTTAATGAATTTGAAGGAAGGGAGTATGACTAAATGAAAACACTCTATGAACTAACAGGTACTTTTAAGCGAATCAATGATATTGAGGGGTTAGATGAAGAAGCAAAACTTGATACTTTAGAATCGCTTGATTGGACTGAACAATTTGAAGAAAAAGTTGAAAACACAGTTAAGGTTATCAAAAATAAAGAAGCTGATAAGAAAGCTCTTAAAGATGAAATTGACCGACTGACAGCAAGGTATAAATCAATTGATAATGACATAACCTGGCTTAAAACTTGTTTACAAAAAGCTTTTGAAATTACTGGATATGAAAAAGTTAAGGGATTGCTCTTCACAGTATTTTTAGCGAAAAATCAACCTTCAGTAGTTGTAGATGAAGAGCAATTACCTAAGAAATACTTTGTTCAAAAATTAACACCAGATAAAGCAACAATCAAGGAATTGCTAAAATCTGGAAAAACAATCAAAGGTGCTAGCCTTCAAGAAAGTAGAAGTTTGAGGATTAAATAGTGTTATGAAAATTCTAGCAATTGACCCATCGTCAAATAAAATTGAAACTTCAACAACAGGGATTGTCTTGCTTGATAATGCTAGGTTGGTTGGCAGCTGGGTAGTGGAATATGGTATGAAGGGATTTGCTAAGTGGTTTCATAGCATTGGAACAACACTTGAATTTGATGTAGTGGTTGTCGAAGAATTTAGAACCAGAGATAACGATAGGTCAAAAGACAATAGTGTGTTAGAAACTATTGCTTATATGCAGTTATGCTATCCAGATGCCATTCTTCAGTATAACGGTGGATACAAGTCAGATATTCCAGACGACCTTTTAAAAATCCTAGGTCTGTGGAAGTTTGAAAAAAGTCACCACCAAGATATACGAGCAGCAGCAAGACTTGGACTATTCTGGGCCATGAGAAATGATGTTGAAGAAGTTATCCAAGATATCGGAAAGGTGGTGAGCGAGTATCACAATAACTCTTAGAAAGTGGCAAGCTGAAGCAGTTAAAAGAAGTGACCACTTATCAAATGGAATTTTTTTAGAAGCTCTTGGGGGCAGAGGTAAAACCATCTGTGCGCTTGCTATTGCAAAGCATAAAAAAGCTAAGAAAATCATCATCACAAACAACCGACTAGCAATTCTGAATGGTTGGATAGATGCAGTCAAGTTTATGAATTTTGATAAAGATGTTGAGATTATCATTCAGACAGATAGATATCTTCAAAATCAAGTCAAAAAGGGGCATAAATTAGCCTGTGACGTGCTGATTGTCGATGAATGGCAGAATATGTCGAGCGATAAGCAAGTAGCCTTATATCACAAAATAAAGCGAAAATACACGATAGGTCTTTCAGCAACGCCGATCAGAAAAAAAGGTCAAAACTTCTACCCACTAGAAAAAATCGTTTTTGGTTGGGCAACACCTAATAATAAGTTTGATTGGCAAAAGGCTCACGGAAAAATGGTCTATGATTCATTAAGTTATTCAAAAGAGAAGTGGGAAGATTTTAGAGATTATGAACGTTATGTCTCGAATCTACCAAACTTCTTTAGGTGGGAAAAAATCGAAGAAATTGAAAACGCAGTTGAGAATAACGGTTTTGAGATTAAATTCTATCGAAAGAGAGTTGCTCCTGGCAATCCAGAAAAACTTGCTGAATTTAGGAAGTTAAATCTAGTCACAGTAAATGGTAAGACTGCCATGGCTAAGCAATATTTTGGGAGAAACACCTTTGAGCGCTACCTAAACCAAACTGGTGTAGATGTTGATTTTCCTAAACTAAGAGCAGTCAACAAAGACACACCATTAATGTTAGAACTTGATGGACTAATTGAACGAGCGCCACACGATATGCTGATTGTCGGCAAGTCTAAACAGATTGTGAATGTTATCCGTGAAAGACATCCAAACATTGGCATCTGGACTGGAGACATAAAGGACGGTTTGGATAATCAAATAGTGGTTGCTACCAGTCAAGTCATAGGTGTAGGTGTTGATGGCCTACAACATAAATACCAAACTATTGTCGTACTAGATCCAGTGGAAGAAGGTTCTGGAGAATACGATGATTACCGACAGTTGCTATGGCGCATAACAGGAAGTCGTCAGCAGCACGATGTAAATGTAATTGAATTTTATTATAAAGGAGTATAAATCTTGTTTAAATTACCAGAAAACAAACCACAAATTCCAAAAGACACCCCTCGTAACTATTTCATCTATGGTGAAACCATGAGTGGTAAGTCTTATCTAGCAAACGAATTTCCAAACCCTATCGTACTAAATACGGATGGAAATGCAGAAGCTAATAGCGTACCAAGTATCCAACTATTGAATGAAAAAGACACCTCTGGACGAATTACCAACTCGGTTATCAAACAGTTAGGTGAAATCCTCCTGGCACTTCAAACACAAAAACATTCTTATGAAACAGTCGTAGTCGATGTAATCGATGATGTTATCGAGATGATTAAAATAGCTGTGTGTGATGAACTAACTCCACCAGGAAAACCTCGTTTGAAATCCTTGTCAGAAATTCCATACGGTAAAGGTTATGATTTCTTTAATCAAGCGGTCACTGAATTGGTTATTGATCTAAAAGCCTTACCAATGAACGTTATTTATATCAGTCGACAAATCTCTGAATATGATGATAACGGGAATGCAACTAAGGACAAACCAAGCTTGAAAGATAAGTATGTGAATCTTATCAACGGAAATTCTGACCTGATGATTCATACAGAAAAAATCGGTAATAACTATAACCGTGAGGTTGACCGTAAGCGTAAATCTTACTATACAGACCAAGTGGATGATAAGAAAATCTTGAAGATTTTAACAACAATCCGTGGCGCACTCAGTCCAGCTAAGAATAAGCCTGTAACTGAAGAAAAGCCAACAACTAAAGCAGAAACTAAAAAAGAAGTAGAAACTACTTCAGTAAATGAACTATTTTAAGAATTAAAGGAGAAAACAACATGAGTTTATTAGATATCGCACAATCAATCAAAAAAGAAGGTTTTGACCCACGCAAAGATAGCGCCAATGGCCCTGCACCAATTCCAGCTGGTGAATACCAAGCAATCCTTAAATCCGTTAAATTCAATATTTCAGAAAAAGGCTGGGAAAGTCTCCAATACTGCTTTGAAATCCGTGGTGGTGACTATGATGGTCGAGTTGAGTATGCATCATTTGGAACGCTCGACACTTGGAATAACAAAGATATTTCTTGGTCAGTCCAACGCACTATTAAATTCTTCCAAAAGGCTCTTGCATTTGCAGACGATGCACCTTTAAAAGCTGACTTTGAAGATGGGAAAGCACTAGAAGAAGCTCTACAACGTAAAGCAGTCGGCTCTTACTTCAAGTTGATTATTATTGAAACGGAAATCAAAGGCAAAACATACCGTAGCTATGATCTTGATGAAGCTGAAGGACTTCCAACTGCTGAAGGTTTAGAAATTAGTGAAGACGATTTACCATTCTAAAAAATAAAAAAATAGGAGGAAATTGGAATGGCTAGTATGAAAGAGTACGCTCTAAAATATCAAAATTTAGGATTTTCAGTCATTCCAATCAATCCTAAAAATAAGATGCCATTGATTGAATTTGCTGATAAACCTGCCATGACTGCAAGTGAAATTGAAACCTTTTGGGATGGTTATCCAAACGCTAACATTGCTCTTAAAACAACTAATTTCTTTGTTATTGATATTGACAAACACGGTAAGTCAAATGGTTTTGAGTCTCTTAAAAAATGGAAATACTTAAAACTGATTGAACCAACCCTACAAGCTAAAACTGCAAGTGGTGGGAAACATCTATTCTATTTCAAAAGAGATGATGAACCTATCACACAGATGATTGGTTTCTTACCAGGTGTAGATATCAAGGCTCACGAAAATAACTATATTCTTGTAGCACCGTCTGCCACAGATAAGGGGCAGTATGAATGGGATTTAGAAAAATCAAAGGAAGGTGGGACAATTGTAACACCTTCCAGAGATTTAATTCGAGCAATCAAGAAGCAATACAAAGAAACACATGGCCATACCTATGATGGCACAGACGGTTTAAGGAATTTAGCTAGAAGATCTTACACCAGAGACAGAACCCAAACCACTGAATTATTTGAAACCATCGCCCTTGGTTTTGGTGATGAGGGTGGACGAAATGATAAATTAGCAAAATTCGTAGGTGGTCTATTATATCGAGCAGTAGATGATGAAGTAGTTATTCAACTAGCAAGACTAGCAAATACTAACAGTCAAAATCCTTTGTCAGAAAAGGAAGTGATGCGTACTGTTGAAAGTATGATTAAAAAAGATAGGAGGTGAGAACAATTGGTAATGTAGTTAGCATAAATTCACAAGATACAATGATACTGAATGATAAAGGAGGAATTAAATCAAACAGTCCAAATAATGTACTTCTTTCTTTTAAAGCTGATGATCAATTAAGTATTTACCTAAAACATAATGAATTTTCACAAGAGCATGAACTAACCAAAGATATCAGAATTGGAAATACTTTTTTTAAAAAAGGAGAGTTACCCTCTAATTTTGATTCGGTTGTAAAAGTTTATTTTGAAAGTGTTTTAGGTGTTGCTTTCTCAAACCAAGCGATGCTGGATGGCATGGAAACCTTCTTCTCAGAAAGGTCATACAATCCAGTTATGGAATATATGGAACGTGCAGCAAGTAATTGGGATGGTCGTAAGCGTATCAATCAAATGCTTCAAGTCTATCTCGGTGCAGAAGATATTGATTTAGTTTCTAAAATCGCTGAAATGTGGTTGGTTGGAGCAGTCGCTAAAGTATATGACCCTTACGCTAAATTTGATTATGTTTTAGACCTCGTAGGTGGTCAAGGTGTTGGAAAAACCTCACTCCTTCAAAAGCTAGGTGGTGATTGGTATACCGATGCTGTTACAGATTTTGCAAACAAAGATAACTACGACATCATGTTAAAAGCATTAATTGTCAATGATGATGAAATGGTTGCTAGTAACCGAATGAGTTTTGCAGAAACAAAAGCATTTATCTCAAAAACTAGCTTACGTTTTCGTAAACCTTACATGAAACGTACTGAAGAATTTGCTAAGAACTTTGTTCTAGCACGCACAACAAATCAGAAGGAATACTTAAAAGATAAAACTGGTGAACGTAGGTTCTTATCCGTCATGGCAGATACTAGTAGACAGAAGAAACACCCTATGGAAATCGAACCCGAAACAGTCGAACAAATTTGGGGCGAGGCTGTCACAATCTATAAAGCTGGTGCTGATTTGATGTTCGATAAAGAAACTGAAGAACGATTGGAAATCTATCGTGAGAAATTCATGTACCGTGATGAAGTGGAATTACAAGTGCTTGAATACTTGGAAATGCCTATCCCTGATAATTGGTCAAGCTGGTCTATTCAACAACAACATCAGTATACAAGTAAGTATTTTGATAACAGTAGTGAGTTTGAAGCTGGTACTAAAAAACTAGAAAAAGTATCAACTCGTGAGATGATGTATAACTTGTTTATGAGAAATTCAAACGATAAAAAGTTATCAACTAAAATTAATATGATTATGGATAATCATCCTGGTTGGGAAAAAGGTCAGTTCAGAATTGGTGGAAAAAATACTAAAGGATTTAAGCGAATTAAAGAAAAATAGATCGGTTGCATTTTGAATTTCTATCGGTTGCATCGGTTGCACTTTTTAAGAAGAACGGTTGCATGCAACCGATATGCAACCGATAAATCGAAAGAACGGTTGCACCCTTAAACCCTTGATAATACTGACTTTTTTATACTATTTTTATATAATGCAACCGATTAACCGTTATTTTTTAAAAAAGTATTAATAAAAGTATTAATAATAGAGAAAGCCTATTAAATAAGGATTCTTAAATTTTATTTTTTAAATTTTGTTTTTTATCGGTTGCACGGTTGCATTTAATTTTTTGAACAATTTTAGGAGTTAAAAATGAAAGTTGACGTACAATGTCCGTTTTGTGGAGAATGCTATATCAGAAAGGTACAGCCTGATAAAATCTCCATTAGATGTTATGTGTGTAAGAAAGCATTATTTCTGAAATATGCGACAGACACAAAGGACGGTGTGAATAGTAAAGGTATTGGACGGTTAGCACATGAACCGTTCGTCCACAATGAAGAAGTTGTGGAGTTGAGAGAGGTGTTTGAATGAGCATCAAACAACAAATGATTGAAGCGTTTAAAGTATTCAATCGAAAAGACGGAAACTGATATTATTGAATACTCAAAACCTTGTGAGAAGTCAGTAGCACAGAATAGAACTGCGCACAGAGAGTATTTGAAAAAGCAGTTGAAGAAGATGAAATCGCAGTTAAAGGAGTTGGAAGATGAATGTTAAAGAACTAATCGAAAAAATCGAAGTTTTACCAGCAGAAGATTATAAATATAGACCATACATTGATAAGAAAATGGTTTTAGGTTTAGTCAGACAACTAGACGAACCGCAGAAAGTCGTAGTTCCTCAATTTGTGGCGGATTGGATTGAGGAGTGTAAAAATGATGATTTCCATTTATTCGGCGCAATGGAAGCCATTTCTTTAAACCAAAAAAAACTGGATTATTGGTTTAGAGAAGACGATAACATGGAGCTTTTCGCTCGAGCGTGGATTGATGGCTACGAGAAAGAGAAGCGTTATCTAGTGAGGATTATTGGGATTACCAATTATAATGGTTACTTAAATTACCACAAGGGAGAAGATAAGTGGACTATTGAATCTCGTGTGGAGATTGATGCAATCAGAACTGAACACACCCGCAAAGAACTAGAAGAAGCTGGTTTCGGCTGGGTGTTTGATTGTGAAGGGATTGAAGTCGAGGAGGTTGAGTGATGAACCAACTGAAAAAAGATTTTATTCTAGCTATCAATAATTTAAAAATTGATATTATAAACAACTCAGATAAGCTAGACAGCTATGAGTTAGGCAATATCAAGAGACACGCAAGCGATTTATATGAAACTCTTGTATGGTTGCAGTATGCGAAGGAAGAGGTGGAGTGATGAAACGACCAAACAGATACCCATACACAAGAAGTCAATGGGGTGAAGAGATTACAATATTTCGCACAAGTGACAATGACTGCTTTAAGTTAAGAGTTGAGCGAAATGAAATTACGGGAGAAACCAGGGAATGAAACGCTTTTTAATAGGCTATGCCTTACTCGCTACTTGCTTGTTATTCATGCAACGCAGTCAGCTAGATAAACCCTTGCTTGTTTATCACGCTGATAGTAAATATCAGATTACGGGTAAGGTTACAGAAAAACAAAAAATCGGAAGTCTATTCACTATCACGGTAAACGGGAATGTTTTTGTGGTTAGTGAAGAAAAATATCAAAATATTGAAGTAGGAGATGAGGTGATGTTATGACGTTTGTTGAACATAACAACCGTGAGAAAGCTAATAAATTCGCTGAGTATGTGACAGGGAAGCCTTTACGTGAATATTTAGCTAAAAAAGTGAAGCAGTATTGTGGTGAAAATATATCTGTATTTGATGGAGCTGCAGGTTCTGGACAATTGGAGCAGTTTATCAGTATGACTGATTTTCATGCAGTAGAAATTCAAAAGGAAAGTTGTGAAGCTTTAAAAACAAACTTTCCATATGCAACAGTGGATAATCAAAGTTTTTTTACTTATCAATCTGATATCCAAGTTGATGCAATTGCAATGAATCCGCCTTATTCTTTAAAGCTTAAAGAGTTACCAGAGGAAGACCAACAGGCTATCAAGGAATTATACCCTTGGAAAAAATCAGGTTTTGTGGATGATATTTTTTTACTAAAATCCATGAATTACACCAAACGTTATGGATTTTATATTATGTTTCCTGGTATTGCTTATCGTCAATCTGAAAAGAAAATGAGAGAGTTAGTTGGTAATAATCTCGTTGAATTAAATGAGATTCAAAATGGATTTGAGGATACTCCTATTAATGTCATATTCCTAGTAATTGACAAAGAGAAGAATACTCCTGAAATTTCCAAAGAAATTTATGATTGTAAAACTAAAAAAGTTGAATATCAAGAATCTGACAAATTAAATTCAGATTTTAACTGGGTAATACCTAAGAAACCAGTAGAGAAAGAAGAAATAGACATTGATAAAGTGAATGCTGAATTAGATCAAATGGCTATCGACCACCTTGAAAAACATTTAGCAAGTCAATTAGTATTGATTCAATTCTTTAATGCAGATATTGATTTAAAATCTTTTATCACAAAATGCCACAAAGTTTTAGATGATTATCTGCTAGCTTATAATTTTATGGTCGGTCTTGAATGAAACCAAACAAGATAACAAGATATGACTTACTAGAAGTTTGTGAGCTTACTTCAGGTACTAGGACGAAGGAAACGGAAGGAGTTTATTTTATCTATGGTGCTGGTATAAATGCAAAAGGCACAACGGATAAGTTCAATTGTGAGAGAAATACAATTCGCTTAACTCGTAAGGGTACAGTTGGGGCTGTTTATTTTCACATCGACCCGTTTTGGATGGATAGTGATAGTTTAAAGGTTGAACCGAAAGAGATGATAGACAAGCGTTATCTATTTCATTGGCTACTGATGAGCCGCAAAGAGATAGAACGGTGCGCTGATGGTAATAATCAACCAGGCTTGTCGGTTGCTAGATTATCAAAATTAACGATTGATGTACCTGACATGGAATACCAACTAAAAGCGGTCAAGTTATTAGATAAAATGAGTGCAGGCTTGGATTTTTTTATAGATAATATCACACAAATTAAAAAGTTAGAAAGCAAGGTTTTGAGTTACTATAACGAGAAAATTGGAATAGCTTTAGAAAGAGAAGGTGATTAAATGGCAGTTGACGATAAATGGAATGGAGATTGGGCTTTATATCAGGGGGATACATTTGTCACAATGGGAACATTATACGAAATAAGCGAATATACTGGCACTAGCTTAAGTGCCTTAAAACAGTATTCAAGAAAATGGCACCAAACGCATTTCCCAGAAAGAAGAGCTTTGATAAAAATAGAAGATGATGAAGAGGTATTAACATGAACACACTAGAAAATGTAAAGCAATGGTTTATTGATCGTGATTTAGAAAACGGTGGACGATTAGACAAGCAGTCACTTAAACTCAGTGAGGAATTTGGTGAGTTATGTGCTGGGTATCTCAAGAAGAATGAGCAGTTAACCAAGGACAGTATCGGAGATTGTGCAGTCGTGATTGTCGGTCTGGCACTATTAATCAAAGAGGATGTGAATCAGATTTTTAAAGAATCTGGTACTTTACGGAAGAAAGAAATTACAGAAACATTAATCTCAATCAATGCAAACATCAGTGAGTTTCAACTCTCACAAGGTTTTGCAAGTAAGGAAATGTGCAGACACAATCTAGTACGCTGCATTGGATATCTGAAAAATCTAGGATATGACTTTGATGAATGTTTTGAAATGGCATATCAGGAAATTAAAGACCGCAAAGGTCTATGGATTGATGGTAGTTTTGTGAAGTGGGAGGAATTACCTGATGAACTACGAGCAAAGATTAAATGACAAACAGCGTAAACGTTTTGCATTCATGTTAAAACATTTAAGAGAAGATAGAGGTTTGACAATTACAGAATTAGCTGATAAGTTAGATTACTCAATCGCAAGTATATCGTATTGGGAGAATAAGAAAACAAATCCTACTTTATACAAAGTACAGGATGTGGCTGATTTCTTCGGAGTTCCACTAAATATTTTGATAGGGGAGGGATAGATTGACGGATATTGAAAAACGATTAAAGCAATTACCTTATACGAATATTAAAATCAAGTCATTACATAATGAAATTATTGGTCTTAGGTCTTCAAATGTTAAGGGGCAGTCGTTTGATAATATGCCTAAGTCACCATCAAATAATAATCAGACTGAAGATATGAATATCCGTGTGATTGATAGATCAGATGAACTCTATGAGGAAATTGCAGGGTTATATCAGAAGCAACAAGAAACAATCAAATGGATTGAGAATTTAGAAGACCCTATCGAGAATATCATCATGCGCTTGCTTTATATTGACGGTTTATCTTGGAACGAGGTACAGATACAATTAAGATGTGGGCGGACTACTATTAAACGGGTAAGAAAAAGCGCTATTAAAAAAATGGCACTAATGGCACTAAATGGCACTAATTAAATGGTATTATGATAGTGTCAGCAAAAGGCTGATGACTCCTATTTATATTTTTTAATTCGGTGTTAGGAAAAGTATTCATTGTTGATTTTCCTTTGCGTTTTTTAATTTTATAGTTTCATAGTACCTCCAAACTTCCTAACACCGTTTTTATTTTCGGGAATACCAGTGGGTGCAAATCCCACTATTCTCATGAGAGGTCTTCATTAAGTCACGCAATAAATGTGTGGCTTTTTGTTTTAAAAGGAGAAGGGAATGAAACCACAAAGGCTGACTATATTAAACGGTCGGAGAACAGCGGTTGATTATGATAAACGTAATCAAGAATACACAGACTATAATCGTACTCGTTGGAAGTATGATAGAGAAGTTAAGCAGTTCTATAACTCAACAATCTGGAAGAGAACGAGTCAACAAGTCTTGCTTGAAGCAAATTATATCTGTGCTATGTGTGGTGATGAAGCTACTATGACTGACCATATTGTCAGTGTGAAACAAGATTGGTCAAAAAGATTAGATCGAAACAATCTTCAAGCAAGTTGTAAGAAATGTAATGATAAGAAAGCAATAAAAGAGAAATATTCTTTTTAAACTAATTTTAAAAAAACAAAAAAATAAATGGAATATCGTTCGGTTATGCACTGATAAAATGTACGGAAATACCCCCTTTA